GCCGACGCCCTAATAATGCTTAATATTGACTTCAGCGCCGTATCGTACTGGCAGGCACGCGCGCGGATGCAGAATAAAGACCGGGAGGAGGCATCTAAGGTCTATTGGCTATTTGCGGAGGGTGGGATTGAGGAGAAGATTTACAAGGCGGTCAAGGATAAAAAAGATTATACATTGAGCTATTTTAAGAATGAGTATGGGATTGAGTAGGTTGTGTATAACGTTTTGCAAATATGAGAAGTTGGGTATTCTATACTGGATGTGCCCGTCAAATTAGCCGAGGGGATACGGCAAGTTATCTCAAATGCACCTTTGACCCAATTTCTTATATTTGCTGTTATGTGCTGGGCGGTTTATCAGCACTAAATTAATTTAAAAACGAAATGGATAAAAACGAAATAGCATTTGCAATATTCTACGGAGCGATAGCGGTTGCAGGTTTGTGTGTAGCACTACATTATTGGTATTATGAACTTTATAAAAAGCGTCATGAGTGATGAACAATTAATAGACGTATTAGCATTTTTTTTAGGATTTATATTAGGGTGTTTTATTGCGCATAAATATAGACCTTAGTATCGGCTAACGGTAAACGGCTTTGTGCAGTGCCGAATAAATAGCACAAATGTTTAATTTAAAAACTAAAGTAAAATGGAAGAACAAAAGTTGAATGAAGCACAGAACTCGGCATTGCACAAAACCGATGTTATATGCTGTGGCGTTTTGGAACGGATGGAACTTGGATGGATGAAACTTGAAGATGGCACAAGATGTATGCCCTACATTAAAGGTCATTCAGACGAAAATAAGTATAGGGTAAACAACTGCCCTTCGTGTGGTAAATATGTTAGGGATGTAATGGTCGAGCCATAGCATATAACGTTTTGCGGCTTGGCGAAGGCTGCCTAACGGAAAGTTCAAATTTCGCACAAAACTTTATGGCAGCTTTTGCCAAACCGCTGTTACCTGCTGGGCGGTTTATCAGTAGGAACTTAATTTAAAAACGATGAAACATTCATTCACACATTATTTTTTGCAGTCTAAATTAGGCGATGCAGCACCGCAAATTGTCGGTCATTCACAAGATGAAGAAACCAATGAAATCTATCACAAGTTTTTAGACCGCAAAAAAGCTGTCAAACTTATGGAAGATGAAAAGAAAGTAAGCCCTGAATATAAATACAGGATTGTTAAATGCACAGAAACTTATGATGAGGGTTCGTGGTCGTAGCCTTGCAGGTAACTCGCATATCCACGCAATGCGCAATAATACTGTATTTAAATGGATAGGCGCAATAGATAACCGTACCCCGTCTGCTTACCGTCAGATCAGCTACGGGGTCTTATTAGCCAGCCGCTTGGCGTAAGTGGGAATAAATACCACCTTGGGATAGCGTCCCTGTTAAGTCAGGGGGATGCGGGTTCGAATCCCGCAGCGGCTGCAAAAAAATATTTTTAAAAAAAATTAGTAAAAAAGTTTTTTTTATTAAAATTTAATTTATCTTTGTGTAACAAAACAAAAAAGCCATGACAAATCAAATCAACTCAATCAACGACATTTTAGAATCAAAAGAATTTAATCAATTATTTGATATTGAAACTGAACAAAAAGAATTGCAAGAAGCTGGATGGACTTATTCTGAAATAGCTGAATTTGCAAAAGGAATCGTAAATTAAATTAACCACCGGGGGCTTTGCCCCCTTTTAAAAATATTTTTAAAAAAAATTAGTAAAAAAGTTTTTTTTATTAAAATTTAATTTATCTTTGTGTAACAAAACAAAAAAGCCATGACAACTTTAAAAAATCAAACAGGGACAAAAGCGGTAAGAATTTCAACAGATGCAACAAATTCTGTAAGAGCTTCATTCTTTCAAATTTATAATGGTAGCGAGCAGGTTTTAGAATTCAAAACTTTTGCTACAATTAAGAATGCAGAAAAATGGGCAAATAAAAAACTTAACTAACCCCCGGGGGCTTTGCCCCCTTTTTTAAAAATCAACAGCCATGCCGACAATCATACCAATACCAACAAGCGGAAACTCTAAGCCAATACCTGAATCAGATTTAAAAGGAATGGCAATTTTATCTACTTTTATTTTTTTAATAATAATGATTTATGCAGTTTATCAAAGGATAAAATACAAAAATTGGAATGAAGTTGAATTAGGAGTTATTGCGGGTGCTTATATATTTACATATCTATTATTATTTACAATACTTTTTTTCATTTATTTATCTCAATTAATCGGTAAACTTTTATAAAAATCAACAGCCATGAACAGAAAACAATCAGATGATTTGACTCCAATGCAATCGCACATTTTTATTGCGATAATTGTAATCCTTTTGTTAATCGGGCATAATTTTTAATTATGGAATCCAAAATACAAGCAAACATTAAAGCCCGATTTGAGCGGGCGGGGTGGATAGTAGTAAAGTTAATCCAAACCAACTTCAACGGCATCCCGGATTTGATGTGCCTAAAGAATGGTCAGACGGTATTCGTTGAGGTAAAGCAGCCGGGAAGGGAGCCGACCGACCTGCAAAGGTTCAGACATACCCAGCTCATTCAAAGCGGCTTTCAGGTATTTACATTAACAAGCGAAAAAGATTTAATAATTTAAAACAATGCTTATGCTTCCAATTATTTTAATTATGTCAATTGTTATCGTCTTGCTGCTTACAATAGTGGCATGCGAAACGTATGCGATGAGCTATCCGAAAGACAAGTTCTCTAAATGGTGGAGGGCTAATATTATGGAATTTAAAAATGATGATTATGATAGATAACACAACAAAAACCTTTAATGGTATCGAACTAACAAGAATGGAATTTGAAGTACTAACCTACTTCATTAAAAATCCCAATGTAGTTTTAACAAGGGAGAAAATAGTTGCAGATATTTGGGGCAAAGAAAAGACAAATTTAAGGGTTTTAGATGTGCAACTCTTCAACCTACGAAAAAAGATACCTAATTTATCAATCAAAAGCAGGAGCGGCTTCGGCTTCATATATCAACCGTGATTTATTTTGGATTCATATTCTTTTGCTTTTTAGCGTGCCTCTCTTATATGTGGGGGAGGCATATAGACTGGATGAATGAAAACCATCCAGATTACAAGGGAGAAGATTTTTTAAACGATAAAAAAGAAAACGAACAATGACTATTCAGCAGGCTGTAAAAGCTATTGAATCGCACCTTGAGGCGTATATTGATGAAGTGCCTGAAAAGCTACTAAAAAAAATTCACGATATTATTTTGAGCGCAAAAAGGGTAGTGGAAAAAGAAATTATCTTTCAGGATTATAAAAACGAAAAGCCCGACCTACAAAATGAATGGGAGTCGATATGTGAAAAGCATGGCATTGATCCAATTAAAGCAAAGAAAGGTCGGCAATTGGAGAAGGTAATTGCCAAAACGCATTTCATACGGCACATATTTTTATCGTACAAATATGTAATGGTTGCAGACTTAGCGAGGTTTTTAAACCTCGGGCATACTACTATTATTTACGCAAGGGATAAAAGCAAAACACCCTGCATTTACCCGCCGTTTGGTAGAAAAGGTAAGCGGCAATTTACAGAGGCGCATAGTACAAAGTGGCCTCTTCCTCTCTCCGCTTAACAAGCCCCGGAAGCACCTTACCGCCACCCCTTGTCCAACGCATAAACTCATTGCGAATGGTGGGGTCGTTTGGATTTGCGTTCGCTTTTTTTGCAAGTGTTGAGCGGCTAAAAGCGCCGCCGCCGACATTAAAGCAAAAGGATACAAGTGCACCCAGTTGATTATCATTCAAGGTTGATTTAACGGTACGCCTTACTTCGCCTGCAAACAAACTAACCTGAAAGAATAAAAGTTGGTCGGCACGTTCTCTGGTTATTTTATCGCCCATCTGCACCTTTGACCCATTCTCATAGAAGGTCGCACCAAAACCGATTGTTGGAAGTCCTGATGGGCAAATATAGGCTTGCAGCCTTAGCCCTTCATATTTGCGAATGATTGCAATTCCTCTATTCATAAACCTCTTATTAATTGTTTTCTAAAAGAAAAGACGGTAAGCGCAATAATGATTAACCATAGCCATATATTACGGCGTTTTAGTTTTTCTATTTTCAACTCCAACTGATGCAGCTTCGTTACATTTTGCGTATTTGCCTCTGATAGGCTTTTAATTGTTTTATCGCAATCATTTTTCAATACCTCCAGCTTTGCCGTATTCTCAACCGTGCGGGTAATAACCTTCGTTTCAGTCTTTGCCGGGAGGGTTTTGATTATTTCGTTTATCTTGACTTTTGTAATGGTATCGCATCCGATTGATAAAACGCTGTCGAGTTGTTTCCATAATAGAAATAACTCATTTTCATAATTTTTGAGCGCAGCGGAATCCACTACAATAATACTATCGATACTCTCCTTTACAGGATACCTTTCAGCGCATTCCTTCGCCGCTGCTTCCGGTAGCTTATTCATCAACCGATCGAGCTTTTTAGGCGTAGCGCATGATGCGAAAAGGCATAATATCAATATGTATTTATTCAACATCACTGCTTTTTTTATCGCCTTTTGTAGCTCCGAAATAAAAGCCCACCACACCTGCAAGCGCACCGCCGAAAATGAAGCCGCCCGCCGTTAATACAAGGTCGTGGTTTTGCTCCGGGATGGGTCGCACCTGCAATAAATACAATAAAAGAAAACTACCGATTACGATAATAATTGCAAGGATATTGCGAATGTCCGTTTTAGTTATCCTTTTTAACCATTCTGGCATATACTTTGTTTTTAAATTCTTTAATGTTTTTACACGCTCCGGGGATGTTTTTAATAGTTGCAATAATATTGTAAACTATCGCAATGTAAATTAATACATCATGCTTAGTAAGCATTGCAAACAAACCCAAAACCCACACGCTTAAAAATTCAAATTTTGCATTCACGCTTGTAAATTTTGTGCATCAATAAAATAATTATCAACCTCCTCATCGGTTAATCCTAAAGTTCCTTTTATAAATACCACCGTTTGGCTACTGCGCTCGGTATTGCTACCAAAATCCCAAGCTCTTTTTGCTATTGTTTTATTAGGCTCAGGTAGTTGATTTATAGCATTTTCAACATCTTGCTCTTTATTGTTTATTGCAAGGATTGCACGCAATCGCCACGTAGGTACGTCAAAAGGTACTATAACTTGAGGCGGAGGTATTGCTTCATCAAATTCTATAATCTGAACACCTAACCATTCAGGATTTGCATTGATAAAATTTTGAGCATCTTGAAAAGTTAAAAACTCAATAGTATTACCGTCTTTTGATATTTTATATTTTTTTATCATCTTGGAGTATTATAATTAATTTGTAAAGTTGAATAATCAAAGTGCATTACTCTATCCGACGCTCCTGATATATAGTTCATTGTATGAGCAGGGAAAATGTTTACGCCCGTGATATTTGTTGTATGTGTCGCTACTAATACGTCATCTATATAATATAAAGCCTCGGAATTGCTAATTACTATTCTAAGTTTAACCCATGTATTCGCTGATACAGCTACATTAGTAGTAGTATATGTTCTTGTTTGTGGTGAGCCTGTAGATGTACATACCTGCCAATTTGAAGATGCCGCGCTTCCGGTTGTCGTTCCATCTAAATCATATAAAAAGCGCATTCCGCTATTTGTAGCTGATGTAGATTGAGTACCGCTTAGACAACCTATTACGGCATAAAATTTTTGTGTGCCAGCACTTAAAATAGGTATTCTAACTCTTGTACTCCAAATTAATTTATTTGATGAAGGGATATAAAAAAGATAAGGTGTATTTCCGCCAATTTCATATTGTAAAGTGAAACCTTGATAACCAACTATATAATTCACATCATTTTCTTGACCGCCCTGCCAAGTTCCGCAAAGCCTATATTTACTTGCTGTTAATTGCCCCGGGCAATTGGCAGCCGCCCCCCTATACATGTGGTCTTCAATTTCCATAAATCTTTTACCAGCTAATACATGAGCGTCCTGACTTGCAAAATTTGCTGTATCTACTTTTCTAAGATAGGGATTAAGCATGTTTGCCGTATCGCTTATGTTTACCTTTGCATTAATCCTATTGCTCAGCGAGGTTGTATCAGTAACATTTAAAGGAGTGTAACCGAGTGCGGTTGTTACGCTTTTATTCTCCCAAATATCAGTAGCAGCCGTATAAGCCAAAACTTGATTATTTGTTGGGGAAGTTATTTTTGTGTCATGTAGCTCCCCTAATTCCTGACCGTTTTGTGGCTTAACATAAATTAACCCATTACCTGCATTTGCACGCTCTACAACCCCAACAAAAACGCTATGTTTTGGTGCTACAGGCTTAACCTTAGTGAAGCCACCCGCTACGCTATCAAGCCATAAAATATCCCCCGGATTATATGCACTTAAATTAATCCCGCTAACCTGACCTTGTGTAGTAATCCATCCCGCCTGCCCCGCTGCAATATCCGCCCTAACTATACCCAAAGTTTTTGAGCTGAATGTGTCGCTTGTATTCTTTGCAAGTTTAACCGATGCCCTGTCACCACTTGCACCAAAAATATAAACTACCTGACCCTTTGTAATTGTAACCGCTTCGGCATTTGTAACGTATGCTTTTACTACGGTGGATGTGTCGTAATTGCCGATAGGTTGATAGGTAGCAGCCGCTACATTTGAGCGAAGGTAAGGGCTTAGCATTGCCGCCGTGTCGGTATATTTTACCCGCTCATTTAT